AGATAAAGGCAATGATTTCTTGGCAGACAACTTTGGATGGAGTGTAAATTAATGAAAATCGAAACCGCAAAAAAGATCTTTAAAGATCGTGCTGAAAACTTCTATGGTAGGACAGTGGCCTGGTTGGCTGATGAAATGCAAAGAGGCTTTCACGAAACTCAACGTGTAACTCAAGCCTATAATAAATTGAAAAATGCGGGGATTGTGTAATGAAAAATACATTTCAAATCGGCGATTACGTCATGTCTAAATATGGTAAAACTAAAATTGAGCGCATCGAACTTTGTGAAAAAGCCGGTGAAAAATATGGCGTTGAAGTAGATAAAATGTTTACAAATCTACTAGATCGTGTTATAATAGACTTAGAAAATGGCCATTGGTCATATGGTACAGAAGTGGAGTTAGTAGATGAAAGAGTCTCTTAAAATCCTGCAGAAAGCTGCAGAAGTTCAAACAAAGAAAGGTAATGATTATCAAAATCCTAATTCTAGAATTAGGCAAGCGATGTACTATCCGCGTGGGTGTGCATCTATTCTTGATACCATTTCTTCTAAAGTTCTTCGTATGCAATCTGTTCTTGAAGCAATGGAACAAGATCCTAATTACGATCCTAACTTTGAATCGCTTGAAGATTCTTGTGTCGATCTAATTAACTATGCATCTTTCTTTGCTGCATATATGAATAACGGTATTGATGGTCAAGATCCATCACGTGATTTTCTTAACAGACCAAAAAGGATAAGTAATGAAAGTAGGGATAACGGCATCGACGTTTGATCTTTTGCATGCAGGTCATATTGAAATGCTGCGTGAAGCTAAATCACAATGTGAATATTTGATCTGTGCTTTGCAAATTGATCCTAGTGTGGATAGACCAGAAAAAAATAAACCTGTGCAAACAGTAGTTGAGAGATATACTCAACTTGAAGCTGTTAAATTTGTTGATGAAATTATTCCGTATTTACATGAAACAGATTTAGAAGATATATTGCAAATGCGGCAATTTAATGTGCGTATTCTTGGAGAAGAATATAGACATAAAGAATTTACAGGTAGAGATATTTGTAAAGCTCGTGATATTGAATTATATTTTAATCGAAGAGATCATAGGTTCTCGTCTAGCGGATTAAGAGAAAGAATTAGTAATGCAAACAGTAAGTGATATTCGTAAACATTTTATTGGTGAACTACAAGATGAAGTATATACTGTAGATCGTCATGATTTAAAAACAATTGAATTGATTGGTGCTTCATTTATGGCAGACGAAGCTTCTATCTTTGGTACACCTAATGACGAATACATTCAAGCTGAAATCGATTGGTATCTTTCTGGCTCAACTAATGTTAACGACATTTATAAATGGCCAAATTACCCAAAAGATAAGGCGCCACCTGCAGCATGGCAATATACATCAAATGACCATGGTGAAATCAATTCTAATTATGGCAAACTAGTTTTTGACGATAAATATTATCGTCAGTATGATAACGTAGTTGCTGAGTTAGAATCAAATCCTGATTCTAGACGCGCTTCTATGGTTTATCAGCGCCCTAGTATTTGGATAGAATATAATGAAAATGGTAAGAACGATTTTATATGCACTAATGCTGTCACTTATTATATACGCAATGATGAATTACAGTCCGTTGTACAAATGCGCTCTAATGATGTCGTGTATGGATATAAGAATGATTATGCTTGGCAGCAGTTTGTAATGCAAACACTTGCTAAAGATCTAGGTATTGAAGTTGGCTTCATGACTTGGCAAGTACAAAATCTACATGTCTATGAAAGGCACTTTGATCTTGTCAAGTAAATGGGATAAGAGATACCTTGCGCTAGCAGAACAAGTCTCGACGTGGTCCAAAGATCCGTCTCGCCAAATTGGCGCAGTTGCGGTAGGATCGAAGGGACAGGTTCTCGCGCAAGGCTTCAATGGATTTCCTCGAGGAATAAGAGATAATCCTAGTAGATATAGTGATAGAAATCTTAAATACAAACTGGTAGTTCATGCTGAAATGAATGTCATATATAATGCTACGTACAATGGAGTATCTTTAAATGATTCTACATTGTACGTTCATGGACTACCAGTTTGTTCAGATTGTGCAAAGGGAATAATACAAGTTGGTATTAAAAGAGTTGTAATGCCAACACAAGAAGTACCTGATCACTGGAAAGAATCTTGGGAATTTACCCAAAGTATGTTTAGAGAAGCAGGAGTAAACTATGAGTTCATATGAGCATGAGCCTACAGCTGAAAAGGGTTATCCTAAATATGAAAGCCATGAAGACTATATGAAACGACGTATGCGTGAAGAAGATACTAAGCTCGGCGTCAGTATTGAATACAATAATATGCGATTGACAAAAGAAATTATTGAATTAAAAAAAGAAATTAAACGTTTACAAACGCATTGTAATATGATATAATATACAAAATTGAAAAAGGATTTGTTATGAAAATATTAATTACGGGTATGAATAAGCAGCAATGCACTGAAAACTTTTACAAAACTTCTCAGTTAAAAGTTATGCCATCGCATGTTTCTCTAGTAGCATGCCTTCGTGATATGGGACATACTGTTGAGCAGCGTATTGTTACTATTGGTGAAGATCTTAGTTCATATGATAAAGTAATTTGCTACATTCATAATCCTTCAGGTTTTGCTGGATTTGTATATAATGCTCTATGGTTACTTGGTACAAGACAAAATAATGTTATTCTTGCATTTGATGATTGGCAAACCGATAGCATTTATAAAGGCTTGATGGGTTTGCAAGAAGACGGCAAAATGTTTAGGCAGTTTGTTAAAGATAGTCATAAGCATATTCCTGACAATGTTGAAGAATACGAAAGCGTATTTAATAAAGGCCTAGCCATAATTTCAAATAAAAAGCATCCCATGTTAATTAGCGCATTTGCAGGTGGAAAACTCAATAAACTAATTGATTATCCAGAAGAATTGCTATTTTCTTTTAATCCAAATCCATATCATATTAATCTACAGTCTAATTTTAATCCTATGTTTGATGAAAAAGCAAAGGTATTTAATTATGCTGGTCTTATTCAAGATAAAACTAAGAAGTGGATTAAAGATCAGAACATTGGTGATTGGGAACTTAAGAAATACGGTTCTCGTAAAGATGGTCAAGACCGTGTAATTGAGCCAGAAATGGTAAACATATACGGTCAACAATGGGGCGTGCTTATGCCTGGTTATTTTCATGCAGGATCTGGATGGTGGAGAGCACGGCCATTACAAGTAGCAGATGCAGGTTCTATTCTAATCGGTGACTGGAAAGAAATGGTTCTTTATTATGACGATGACGAGCTTGCTTCTCTTAAAGCATATGAATTAACTATGATGTCAGATAGACAGCTAGAAGATATAGCTGAGGCCCAAAAACAAGCCATATATACTACACACCCGCTGGATAAAGGTATTCAGCAGGATGAGCTAAGAAAGGTATTAGCATGAATATTCTAGTAGTAGGTGCCGGTTTTGCAGGCGCAACAGTAGCTCGTATGTTAGCAGAAGCTGGTCATAAAATTACAGTTATTGATGAAAGACCGCATGTAGCCGGTAATGCATATGATTATATAAATCAATATGGGATTCGAGTACATAAATATGGTCCTCATCTATTTCATACGAACAATCGAAAAGTCTATGAATGGCTTCAACAATTTGGCGCATGGGTACCATATAAGCATAAAGTAAAAGCTGTATTAAAAGATGGTACTTATGTCACTTTACCTGTCAATCGTAAAACAAAAGAGATTGTAGGTGAAGATAATATTATTGACACATTCTTTAGACCTTACACTTATAAAATGTGGGGTAAACCTATTGAAGAGCTTGATCCAAGCATCTTGCAGCGTGTGCCTGTCCGTGATGATGATAATGAATATTATTTTCCTAATGACGAATTTCAGGTAATGCCGTTAAATGGATATACAAAAATTGTAGATAATATTCTAACTCATGATAATATTACAGTTAAGTTAGATATGCCATTTGAGCAGAAGATAGAAAATGATTATGATCATGTTTTTAATTCTATGCCCATTGATGTATATTTTGATCATGCACATGGTGTATTACCTTATCGCTCTATCAAGTTTCATGATGTGACTTTACCTACGCCATATATACTTCCAACTGGTACGGTTAACTTTACGCATGACGGCCCATACACTCGAGTAACAGAATGGAAAAATCTTCCTAATCATGGTGACAATCCTCGCTATACGACTCTTACATATGAAGAGCCATGTGACTATCGTGAAAACAATATGGAGCGTTATTATCCAGTTAAAGATGTTGACGGAGAAAATCGTAAGACATACGAGAAATATAAGTCAATGGTTAAAGATAATATGACATTTATTGGTCGATGTGGAATGTATGTATATGTAGATATGCATCAAGCAATCAACTCATCCATGTCGACAGCAGAAAAATTTATTGAGGCAAACAAATGAAAGTAGCAATTACGGGTTCAGGTGGCTTTATTGGGGGTCACTTAAAGAAAAGATTAGAGAAAGAAGGCCATTCAATTATTGAATGGGATCTTCGTGATGGCAATGATATAAAAGATTTTAATTTGAAGGCGGCAGATTATGTTGTTCATTTAGCAGCATGGGCAGATGTAAGGGCTAGTATTGACGATCCTCAAAAATATTGGGTAAATAATGTAGAGTACACAACTGCTATTCAAAAACAATGTTTTCATAATAATGTACCTCTTATCTATGCTTCGTCTTCATGTATCCATAATTGGTGGTTATCTCCATATGGTATAAGTAAAAAGGTAAACGAAGAAACGGCATTTGATAAACAAGTAGGTCTTCGATTTACTACAGTTTATGGTGAAGGTGCGCGTGATACAATGCTTATCGGAAGACTAGCAACTGGTGATATTAAATATCTTACTAATCATGTAAGAGATTTTGTACATGTGTCTGATGTAGTAAATGCTATTGTATTACTCATGAGTAAAGATATTATGCGGCTAAAGCCTGCATATGATATTGGCACCGGTAAAGGTAATATCGTTGCTGATTTAGGAGATATTGCAGGTTATAGTAATCTTCCAGTTAATGATGGTGATGCCTGTGAAGCACAAGATAATACTGCTGATATTACTGATATGACAGAGCTCGGCTGGGAACCCACCGTTGATGTAAAAGAATACTTACATCAAATTTGTTTGGCAGGAATTCCCGTTTAACTGTGTACTTTTTAGTAAAAGCGTGTTATAATACTATATAAAATTAATTCAGGAGAAACGAATGAGTATAATGGATAAACTGAAGAAGAATAGTAAAGTTAAAGAAACTGCTATTCTTTCGAAGTCTAAATTTTTTACAAAGAAAGATATGGTACCAACAGATGTTCCTATGATCAACTGTGCCCTATCCGGTTCCGTGGATGGCGGACTTGCGCCAGGTCTTACAGTATTAGCTGGCCCATCCAAACATTTTAAGACATCATTTGCTCTAATAATGGCAGCTGCTTATATGAAAAAGTATCCAGAATCTGTAATGCTTTTTTATGATTCAGAATTTGGTTCACCACAAGAATATTTTAGACAATTCAATATCGATACTGATCGAGTATTGCATACACCAATCACTAATGTAGAAGAACTTAAATTTGATCTAATTGGTCAACTTGAAAATCTAGAACGTGGCGATAAGGTTATCACAGTAATTGATTCAATCGGTAATCTAGCATCTAAAAAAGAACTACAAGATGCAATTGACGAAAAATCTGTAGCTGATATGTCTAGAGCAAAAGCACTAAAAGGATTGTTTCGTATGACTACGCCATACTTGAACATGAAAGATATTCCTTTAATTGCTGTTAATCATACGTATCAAGAGATGGGGCTATTCCCTAAAGCAGTAGTATCTGGTGGTACAGGTATCTATTATTCTGCAGATAATATTTGGATTCTTGGTCGTCAACAAGATAAGGTTGGTACTGAAATCAAAGGTTACCACTTTGTCATCAACGTAGAGAAATCCCGTTATGTTAAAGAAAAATCTAAAATACCTATCTCAGTTTCTTGGGAAGGTGGAGTACAAAAGTGGTCTGGCTTGCTTGACGTTGCTCTCGAAGGTAAATATGTTGCTAAGCCATCTAATGGTTGGTATTGCAGAGTTGACCAGGAAACTGGTGAATTACTTGAGCCAAAAGTACGAGAAAAACAAACACTAGAAGAAGAGTTTTGGAGTCCTATTTTTAAGGATGGATTTGGTACTTATCTTAAACAAAAATATTCTATTGTTCAAGATACATCTGCTAAAGTAGAAGAAGAAATAGTAGAAAATGCTTGAGCTTAAAGACTATGAATTAGTGCCATCCGATGAAGATGATCAGGCATGGAATGTTAGACTATTAACAGGACCTTTTAACGAAACTGTACTACGCTTTGGTGCTATTAGTCTAAATGAAGAAGGAGTAATGTCATTTAATTTTTATGTTGTTTCTTCTCCTGATCCAGAGCTTACAACAGAAATAGTAGAATTACAAGAATATGCCGGAGATCTATTGCAAGCTATTATAAGAGATGGTATGGAAACAGGATCAGTAATTACAAAGGAGAAAGATGATGAGTAAAACGTCTGAAGTTGATCGTTTAGTTATTTTAATGGAAGAGATTGCATACGCAAAGTCACAACTCCAGCCTCAAGATACAGGGCATATTCATACTGCTATTAATTGGATGGAAAGTCGTGTAGAAGAAATCAAAGAAAAATTAAAATAATGAAGATATTAGTAATGGGGTTACCTGGCTCAGGTAAAACATGGCTAGCTAAAAGATTACAGTCTTATTTAGACTGTGCTTGGTTTAATGCCGATAGCGTTAGATCAATGACTAATGACTGGGACTTCTCTCCTGAAGGAAGAGTAAGACAGGCAAATCGTATGAAGGCATATGCTGATTATGAAAAATCTCATAACAGAATTGTTATCTGCGATTTTGTCTGTCCTACTCGAGCAACAAGAGAAGCCTTTAATCCCGATTTAGTTATTTGGTTAAATACTATTAGTGCAAGTAAATTTGAAGACACTAATGAAATATTTGAAAAACCAGCACTTGTAGATTGGGTAATTGATAATTACCTAACTGACCAACAAATATTAGCAATTGCGGAGGAGATTAATAACTATGTCATTTGATTGGAAAAAGCCTACTGTTCAAATGCTAGGAAGATGGCAGCCATGGCATGATGGTCATACAGAGCTTTTTAAAAGAGCTCATGCTATTACTGGTCAAGTTTGCATTATGATTAGAATTGTTTCTACAGATGATGAGAACCCATTTGATATTAATGAAGTTTCATCCAGAATTTCTATTGAATTAAATAAAGAAGGGTTTACAAGTGCTGTAGACTATGTTATAATACAAGTACCAAATATAGTTAACGTTAGTTATGGGCGAAATGTTGGTTATACATTTACTGAGCATGATCTTGGTAAAGAAATACATGATATATCAGCAACAAAAATTCGTGCTAAAATGAAAGAAGAAGGTACTCTTGAAAGCTAATATAGAACAAACGATTCTTCGCAATCTTCTTACTGATGAAAAGTACATGCGTAAAGTGTTACCTTTCATCAAGCCAGATTATTTCCAAGGTGCTTATCGGTCTCTTTTCAAGGAAGCCGGTAAGTACGTTGGCAAGTATAATAAGCTTCCAACTTCAGAGACTCTCGTTATTGAGTTACAAGAGTCTTCGAATATGTCTGACGAACAATTTCAAATGTCTATGGATATTATTCCTCAATTGTTTAGTACAGATATAATTGATCAAGATTGGCTACTTGATGCTACAGAAAAATGGTGTCAAGATCGCGCATTATATAACGCTGTTATGGAATCGATTTCTATTATTGATGGTAAGCATGAAGCACTTACTAAAAATGCATTACCTGATATTTTATCCAAAGCATTAGGAGTTTCATTTGACAAAAATGTTGGACATGATTACATTGAAAATGTTGAAGAACGTTATGAATTCTACCACACAGAAGAAGACCGAATCCCCTTTGATCTCGATTACTTTAACCGAATTACAAAGGGAGGTGTACCGAGCAAGACTCTTAATATCTGCCTTGCAGGTACTGGTGTCGGCAAGTCTCTCTATATGTGTCACCTTGCTTCTGCTGCATTAACAGAAGGTCGTAATGTACTATACATTACTATGGAAATGGCTGAAGAAAGAATTGCTGAACGTATAGATGCTAATCTTTTGAATGTTCCTATTGATCAATTAGAAAATTTATCAAAAGACTTGTTTACTACTAAGATAAATAATCTTGCAACTAAAACAAATGGCAAACTAATTGTTAAAGAGTATCCAACTGGATCTGCTCATGTAGGTCATTTTAGAGCTTTACTAAATGAACTAAAACTAAAGAAGCAATTTGAACCTGATGTTATTTTTATTGATTACTTAAACATTTGTTCTTCTTCAAGAATGAAAGCAATGGGAGGATCGATCAATTCTTACACGTATATTAAAGCAATTGCAGAAGAGCTTCGAGGTCTTGCAGTGGAATTTGATGTGCCTTTATGGTCAGCTACACAAACGACTCGTTCTGGGTTTTCAAATTCGGATGTTGGTTTGGAGGATACATCTGAGTCTTTCGGTCTACCAGCTACGGCGGATCTTATGTTCGCTCTTATCTCGACGGAAGAACTAGAGCAAATGGGTCAACTAATGGTAAAACAATTGAAAAATAGATATAATGATCCAACTCAACATAAACGTTTTGTTATTGGCGTTGATAGATCAAAAATGAGATTATATGACGTTGATGAGCAAGAGCAAACTTTAACTGATGATACTCCTGTATTTGATAACTCTCAATCTGGTCAAAGAGTTTCATCAGAAAAATTTGGAGATTTTAAGCTATGACACCCTTTTATACTAAAATTCCACCAAAAGAAAATTGGTGGCAACATTATTGTCATGCACAGCAGGATATTATGTCCTTTGAAAAAGGAGTAGAATGTGATTGGTGTGGCATGACAGAAGAAACCATTAAGAAAAATAAAGAAACAATTGATCGTATGAAGCAATATGAAGAGTGGCGTAACGATGAACGTAAGACTAATTAGCTATAGTCAACCAGTAGAAGGAGAACTTTATGTCGGTGAAGATTTACAAGAGCTCGTCGCTTATTGCGCCCGTGTCTCGAATCCGTCCAACCAAACAAACCATGAAACGTCCGAAAGACTCCTCACGTACCTCGCTAAACACAAGCACTGGTCGCCGTTTGAAATGGTTAGCGCTTGCCTAGAGATTGAAACTACTCGAGATATTGCTCGTCAAATCTTAAGACATAGATCATTCTCATTCCAAGAATTTAGTCAGCGCTATGCAGATCCTACAGAAGATCTTAAGTTTATGTTTAAGGATGCTCGTCTTCAAGATCACAAAAATAGACAAAACAGTATTGAGACTGATGATGCCGATCTAAGACTTGAATGGCTGAAACAGCAATCTGAAGTAGCAGTAGTATCTAAGAAAGCATATAAATGGGCTATCGATAACGGTATAGCTAAAGAACAAGCTAGAGCCGTTTTGCCAGAAGGTAATATGGAATCTCGTATTTACATGAATGGTACTCTTAGATCATGGATGCATTACATTGAACTTAGATCTGGCATAGAAACACAAAAAGAGCACAGAGAAATTGCTGTAGCATGTGCTAATTCTTTAATAAAAATATTTCCTCTTATAAAAAAAATTACAAGTGATTGATTTCATTAAATATGTAAATGCACTTTTTTGTGTACATTTGTGCCAGAATAGTGTATAATATATCTATAAAATGAAAAGAGGAAATCAAAATGTCTAAGCCAATCTCGAATGCAGCCTTCAAGCGTATGATTCTTTCTATGAGTTCTAAAGAAAAGCAAGAATCAATTGCTCGTCAACTTCGTGTTCTTCCACGTTGGATTGAAGAAGAATACAATCGTCCAATACAAAACGAAAAAGTTATCAAAGGTCTTCAGTCAAAGCTTCGCCTGGTTGAAAAGCTTGCAACAGACGAGTTGTTTTTCCATGCTTAAACATCTCTTTGTCATTGGCTGCACTGCAGCATTCGTAGGCGGATTTGTTACAGGCAAATCTGCATTTGCTGGTCATCATACTGATTTAGATGCTCAAGTTAATTGTCTTGCTGATAATATCTATTGGGAAGCTCGCAATCAACCGACTAAAGGTATGATTGCTGTAGCTTTAGTAACTCGTAATCGCGTTCTTGATGATCGTTATCCAAATACATATTGTGGTGTAGTTGAGCAAGGACCAACTCGTGAATCTTGGAAAACACCAGGAACATATTATCCAATCAAAAACCGCTGTCAATTTAGTTGGTATTGTGATGGAAAGTCAGATATTATTCCTGAGTATGATTTAGATGTTTATGAGTTGGCTCGTATAATCGCCTTTAAGGTTGTAGGTAGATCACCTATGAAAGATTTCACTAAAGGCGCAACACACTATCATGCAACATATGTTCAGCCCGCTTGGGCAGAAACAAAGACACGCACTATACGCATCAAAGACCACATCTTTTATCGTTGGGAGAAATAAATGATACGCGATCTAAATCGGTCAACACCTTCTGTAACAATACCAAAAATTCAATATAAATTTAATGAAGCAGAATTAATTGCTGAATTTAAAGACTATATTGATTCCACATATGGTGGTCACTATTCAAAAGATAACTTCCAAGCCACAGAGTTTATTATTGACGGTGGTCATGGCACGGGTTTTTGTATTGGTAATGTTCTTAAGTACGCGCAGCGTTATGGAAAGAAGGGTTCTGCCGCAGACGCTCGGAAAGACTTAATGAAGGTTTTGCATTATGCGCTGATTCAACTTTACGTGCATGATTCTGAATCTTAGGGTTAATAACCATTGGTTCTGTTGGAACTGAATGTCCTAAGTCTATTTTCATCTTATAAATTCTAAGTTTGATATCATCTATTCGATCTTCTAAGTCGCCATTGTGATTTAGAAGATCTCGCTTTTCTCTCATATTAGTAATTTTTAATTTAATTATGTCATTAATTTCAATCATAAAGATTTACTCTCTCATCTCCAACGTCTACATATTTTGGTAGACAATAAGCAGTTACTCTATCTCTTGGATCTATAAATTGTGAATAGCTATAATTACCATAAGTTTTTACTATTTTAGATGCATACCAATTACAGCTATTTAAGTCTCTAAAAAACATATCTTGGCTAACAACTTGTCTAGAATCTCCTGTACCTAAATATACCAATAACAAAAATACATGTTTCACTTTAAGCTCTCTTCTAAACTTTCCATCATTTCTAAAATACTAGGAGCATCTTTATCTGGCTCATATACGCAAGATAAAGTTCTAGGGCACTGCTCAAATTTATCTACGAAAATGGTTTCTCTTGTCTTATTTGCACCTTCGTACAAACATATTTTTTGTTCTTTTACTACTTTTCTCTTAGCTAAACGACATGTAGTCATTCGCTTTTCTTCAACCATTCCTCTCCATAACTTTTGCATAGGAGTCCAATCAACAGCATTAGCTGTTGGTATATATGCAGCAAATGATAAAAACAATATAAAGAATAAGATGAGTAGGCTATTACCTATTATGACATACAATTTCATGTAACACCTAATTTAACGAAATGGCAAACCAAAGAAGACCGATAAACGATCCAGCAAATAATATAATAGCTAATACAATAGCTACTGCTTCTAAAAACTTTCTACGTCTAGCTGCCTGTTTGTAAATTGTTTCTTGGCGCTCCTTACGAATTGTTCCTTCCATACGAACTAGTTCGTCCCATGCACTACGACCTAAAGTAAACCCAATATAATTTTTAAGTTCTTCTCTCATTTGTTCTGCTTTTTTCTTAGCAGCAAATATTTCCATTGCTTCTTGTTCAACTGAACCCTTAAAGGCTAGTTTCTTAAATATTGGAGGATTTTTTGCCTGCTTTTCAGCTTCACTTAAATCAGACATAGCTGACATCCAGCGCCCAAGGTCACCTGCCATGGACTCGATATCTCTACCGATTGCAAAGCCCTTTTTCAGTACGCCGAATGCAGCAGAAGCCGTTGCTAATGCTGATACTGGATCTACCATGGTAACCTCTAAATAAGTATTGCCATAGTCTATATCAATTGAAAATATAATTCGCTCTTTACTTTATTTATATGTTTACATTCTCAGAAGAGTGTGATATAATATATAATATTATAGTGATGAAACAGACTGAAAGATAGGCCGGACGCGGGGGCAGTACCCGCCGCCTCCACCATAAGCACACTAGGAGATCATGGTTAAGATAACTAAAGAAAATACACCTAACAAATACATAAGATGGTTTTGTTGGATCATACAATTTAGATATGTGTGGGACATTACTACATTACTTGAAAAGTATTTGCCTATGGAAAAAGTGTACAGGTTTTTAGGCTTTTGGTTATTTTGGCTATTGTGGTTTTGTATGATGATGTTTGTCTTATACAAGATTACAGGAAGCATGGATTTTCTCCTTTGGTTCGAATAGTGTTCTTATGATGGGGGCGAAATAGGATCGACGGATATTGGATAGGAACGTGGAGCTATCCCGCGCAAGCTGGGTTAACGCAAGACATGACTAAATGCAAACGATAACTTTGCTCCTGAGATGCGCTTAGCTGCGTAATCTGTGGGTTGGCCACTTACCTAGAAACAGAAAAGTGGTAACTTTTATAAGCTGTTATATAAATAGAGATATAATTAAAGGAGAGCTATATGCCGCCAAGAAATCATAAGAAGTGGTTAGAGACACCGAACATAGAATATATCTCAAGCGAATGCTATAATAACCAGCAAATCCATGACCAAGAGATGGAACAAATCTTTAGTAAGGTTTGGATCCCTATGTGTCACATTTCTAAAATGCGTAACGAATTAGACTATCGAACAACGCAAATAGCAGGCGTTAATGTTATTGCATACAACACAGGTAACGGTGTTCGAGCATATCGCAATTATGGCAGTTGGGCACCTAGTGGTACACTGGCTGCGCCTATAGTAACTGTTGAACCACAATTGCATTGCGAA